AGATCAACAAAAAAGTTAATCGTCGTAGATGATGCTGTTTTTGACCTTGGAAGATATCCAATATTTCTTGCGAGAGATACGACATTTTCTCTTAACGTCGCACTATCAATAAACACCTCATTGCTAATCATATTAGCATTGTATGAGGAGATGTATGTATTATACGCAAGAATATCTATGATATGCGATAAACTAGAACCTTCAAAATCATAATCAGTAAAATTACTGTTTGTTCTTAAATAATCTTTTATTGAGGTTCTAATCTGGTCAAAGTCTAAATTTGTGAAGTTTACTAATGCCATTTATCTCGTTGGCTGTAATGCGAATGATAATTTTTGAGTAGGAACATCAACTCCTATGATATTATAAATTATAGTCACATTGAAGTTATTAGCATCATAATCAGGATCTACAATTACTTCAGTTAATTCAACTCTTGGTTCGTATGTTCTTATTGTATATTCAATTTCATTTTTAATACTGTTTGCACTTATAGGATCTATATTTTCAAATAATGATCTTGAAATCCTAGATCCTAAGTTTGCATTAAATAACCTTTCTCCGGGATAGGTTAAAACAAGATTTCTAATTGCTCTCGCAATAGCGGTTTCATTCTTTAATATTAGAATATCAAAATTCACAGGATTAACTTTTATAGTAAGACTTACGTCTACAAATTCTTTACTAATCCTTTCTATTGGCATTAAATTATGTCACATAGTAATTGTATTTATCAGGATTTTGAACCAAATATTGGCTCAGTTCCATATTCCCAATCATCATAGTCTTCATCATTGCGAATTTTTTCATGAATTTCATTTTGATGGAAAAAATCATGTGCTTTAGGGGTTAAATCATCATTTGCAATTTCTCTAAGCATTTTTTGATCCATTTTGTTCTCCTGATTCGTTAAAATCAGAACTTTTTACGGGGTTGCTATCCCGAATTTTTGTAATTTCGTACATAAAATCGTCGGATGTTTCAATTTTTCGACGATTTTCGACGGAATATTCGGTTAAATCTATTTCATACCCTGGATTTTTGGTAATTCTATTCTTAGTCCATGCATCATCGTACCATAATATCTTATTATTAGGATATGCATAGAAGTTTCCATTATCCATCTTGAAAAAATGAGCACATTTATGCTCTGGGGTTTCACTAAAATTAGTATTCAGTGTAGATTTAGACTCCCATGACCAATCAAGAGTGAACATGTAAGTTCCTTCATTCTTTTCTCCACGATAATTGATCAATTCAGCGCGTAAGTTAGCAAGTCTTGAACGAACTTGAATATCAACATAAGGGGAAAAACAATCCCACCACATACACTCTTCTAATTCGGGTACTGGCGCATCAGGTTTCCAACAAAACGCATGTATTGGTCTACGAGTCCAGTTCACCCCATTCTCGAGAAACGCCTCAAAGAGTGGTACGTGCTTCTCTAAGGATGCTACGGAGTGGACATCACATAAAGTTACCTCACCATGACCTTTTTTATGATTATAAAGAAATTCATTACGAATATGACAAGTAATTGTCGGAAGATTATGATTTAGATATGCCATAAATTAATACTAAAAAAGCAGGAATTTCTTCCTGCTCTATCTATGCTATTTCTTTTATATTACTCATTCTTCAACTGTAAGTTCTCCTGCTGCCAGTGCTGCTTCTGCTGCTGCGACTGCTGCCATACGTTCCATAATTGCTTCTCTTTCTAAACGAGCTTCTCTTGCAGTTGGAGATTCTTCCTCTTCAAAAACTTCAGGTTTATCTGGATGCTCTTGAAGTCTTGTGGGTAATCCAGATACCCATCCAAAAACTTTAGGTTCTACTGTAAGTTCCTCTTCGTTCATTTTCCTTGTCCACGATAGCGTTTTTTTGCAGAATTGCGACTGCTTGATGAATATTTAGTATGTTTACCCATTCCTTGACGAGATTTTTTGGGTTTTGGTTCAATAAGAGTATTTGAAGACTTTTTCGTTTTAACTGCCATTTTTAAATTTCCTCCAATTCAATTTCTTTAGGATCATATTCACCACTCTCATAGTATTCCTGAGAGAGATTTTCTAAAACCTCCACACATTCTTCATATGAGAGGTTTTGAAAAATTTTACGCCCCTTGTATAAGACGTTAAACATACATCAGATAACTCGTGTTTTCTCGTGCCCCACACGAATGCGAGGATCACACCAGATTTCGAAACCTGCATCCTTTGCATCAAGGCAGAATGAAACATCCTCACCACACATATCCTGAACTGCACCAGATTCAAAGACTTGCATCTTAGGAGCAAACCAAGGGTATTCAAGATTCTCAAAGACACCCTTCTTAATCAGAACCCATCCAAATCCAGTGTAATCAACTGTGAAAGGCTTTCTACGCTTTGAGATGCTTTCGACGGTTTCGTGATTCATTACGCCACCATTCTGACGGAACTCCTCCTCTTCCAACCAGTGTGCAACAGAGGTTGTGTGGCCATCTTCTGTGGCATACCAACCAGCTGCAACTTCACGCTCAGAACCTTCTGCAGGTAGTGCAAGATCGCAAAGTTGCCAGAAAGTTTCTGTATTAAAGACAATATCGCTATCAATCCAGAGTTGATAATCATATTGCAGTTTACCATCCCAAGGTTCTTGCTTAGGACCACGGAGAACATTTGCACCAAGACACTTACAACGTGCAAAGTTAACCATTGATGAGTAATCTTGTGAAATCTGAATACTCATTCCGTTCTGAACCATATCAAAACAGAGTTGTACAAAATTCTTTAGAAATGTAAATGAACAACCTCTTCCAGGTAGACAAAATACAATTGTCTTGCCCCGCATCCGTTGTTTAATTGCATCATAATCCCATTCTTGTGTATTAGTAGGCGTTGGTGCCTTTGCTTTAACAGTGAATCCTTTTGCCATAAGTTTGAATAACTTTCAGTTCAATTCTATCAGTCTATATATGGTCTTGTCAATGCGAGGAATTTAAAATTGCCTCTTTGTTTATTGTGAGTTCCTCATAAGAAAAATCTTCTTTTTTTAATTTCACATCAATTAACTCAACCATCCTGTGCAACATCTCCCAGGTCTCCTCAAATTTATCCTTTGAGAGACTGTGATATATGCACTGGTCCTTTGCGTATATGTGATAAATCTTGTCGGTCATAAAAAATTTTTCCGAATTTTTTTCAGTAACTCTTATTTTGCTACCGCATTATATATCACAACAATCAGAAATCCCAGCGGCACTCCGAGTATCGTAAAGCACTGCCGTGGATACCTTATTAACCATCCCGCAAAGACTACCTTCCAGAAATTCCAATAGGGTTTATTTTTAGATCTCATTGCGGATCTCGGAATATTATAAAGGGGTCTCATGGGGTGGAAAATCCTACCGGAAAATTTTTTTAGAGTTTAATATATCTCTCGCGTTTTGTCACCTCTGTAGGTTAGGGTAGTGTTGCGTTTTTATATCGCAGGGCCGCTCCGACATCACGATACCGTTATACCGTAACTGTCAAATCACGAATGCCCCGCACGAACAGCACGGGGCATCGGAGGGTTTCACCGCACATCCTGCAGGGCAGAGTTGGCAGTGCTCATACGAGTGCCATGAGATCCTGCTGCACCCCCATGAGTTCTGACCCGAGTGCTGCCTCCTTTGATGCGATCTGTCCAACGGTTAGCGGCAGAACCATGAGCAGGGCGAAGGCGGGTGACCTTGTATTGGATGCCGTCGATGGTTGCGGTGGTCATGAGGATCGGTTGTTTGCTTGTGAATTGTAGCACGGGGGGCGACCCCTCACCGTTGGTGTGCCTCAGAGTACTGGGCGGCGATGGCGGTAGCAGGCACTCCCCAGTGAACGAACTGAGAAGGGCGTGATCCGTTCTTCAGTTGATCATGGCGTGAGATCCACTTGATCTGGCGGGTCTGAAGATCAGAGCACATTGCGAGGGGGAAGCGGGTCATCGGTGCGTCTGTCGGTTGCTTGATAATTGTACCACAGATCAGGCGGCGCACCAGGCGCAGTAGCGGTCGGCGTAGACCTGCTCCAGGCGGTATGCTTCCTCCTCACGGGATTCGTCGTCGTGGTTGCCCTCCAGTGATTGGCGGCAGTGGATCAGTTCGTGGATCAGCGTCGTGACGTATTCCAGGTGGGGCAGTTCCCGCTCAACCTCAACCAAAAACTCCAGATCGTCTTCCTGCTGCTGCCAACCCACCACACCCTCAGAGGTCAGGCGCTTATGGTGAACCGTGATCGCCGCGGCCCCCAGCAGCGGTTCCTGATCCAGCATGAAGCGGTAGACCTGCTGAGCGAGGCGGGGGCGTTGCTTCTGTCCAGAGGTGAGCAGCATCGGTCGGTTGCGGTTGTGAGTATTGTAGCAGATCAGAGGGCGTTCAGTTGGGAGGCGATCCGTTCCGCTTCGGCAGGGGTGGCACAGTGGGCGGCATCATACCATACTCCAGGCATCAGGCGGCGGTGGATTCGGGCGCCCTCCGTCCGATAGATTCCAGGTGCCTTCAGGATCTTATCCAGCAGGGGGAGGCGGGGCAGGAGCATCGGAGGTCGTCTGAACTGAGAGTATTGTAGCAGATCAGTTCATCAGCAGACCATGCGTCACAGTGATGTGGCGTTGGAGGCAGTGGCGGTTGACCCACTGACCGAGCGAGCAGTCGGTGTTTGCCATCAGGTCCAGGATCGCGCGGCGGGAGATGCCTTTGTAGGTATAGCGACCGCCCCAGAGGAACTTGACCTGAACCTGACCCGTGATGGGGTTGACGGTCAGGGTCTCAATCGCGGTGCTGCCGTGAGTGGTGATGGGGTAACCGATGAACATGGGGGGCGGTGGCGTTTGAACTGAGATCAGTATAAGGGGGCGGGAGTGCCCCCTATAGGTCCTGGTGGTCAGTCCACCGATTGGCACTTGACCTGATTGATCAGGTCCACCAGGTCGTCGATGATCATCTTAGCACCCTCAGGCGACATTCCAGGGCGCTTGCCAGTGGAGGCATCAAAGTGCATGTCCCTCCAGTTGCGCTCGCTGTCCTTCAGGGCATCCAGCAGTGCCTGATGCTTGTAGGGGTCCAGGGTGAGGGTCAGGGTTGCCATCGGGTTCGCTTGTGAACTGAGATCAGTCTACAGGGTCAGGATCAGAACTCCAGGGCATCGAGGGTCGGTTCAGCGATTGTCATACCATTGTCGGTTTCGGGGTTGCTGATCGTTTCCAGGATCTGTAGGATCTGATCGCCAGTGTTGCCAGAGCGCAGGAGGGACAGAGCAAGTTCGCGGGACATTGGAATCGTTTGTAGTGTGGTTGTTTGGCGGAGTCTTTTGGGGCGCTGCCGTTCCCATTGTATCAGAGGGCGCCTTGAGCGTTTAGGATGCCCCAGGCAACCTCAAACCCGTTAGGGGTGCGGTAGATGCCCAGATAGCGGTTGCCGATGCTCACTGCTGCTGCCTCATCACGGATACGGGCACGGGGGTCAATGGCAGCGTAGAAGATCGGTTCAATGAAGCGGGGAGTGCGGATGATCATTGTTCAGGCGTGAACTGGAATCAGTCTACAGGGTCAAGGTGGGGGATCAGAGTCCCCCTTGTGCCACTTCAGAAGGCGATCAGTTGGTCGATCTCCCACTGATCAACAGCAGGTACACAGTCGGTCCGACCGATCTTAGCGACCAACCACTTGTTGACGTGCTTTGATGTGGTGGCGCTCCACTTGTGGGCAGTGCGGACCCATCCCCGACCAGGGATGCGGGCAGCGACGGGGGTCACATATGAGATCAGGATCTCAGTCCCGTCTGCCAGCATCACCTCAGTCATGTTGCTGCCGATCTGTTGAACGATCATTGTGGGGTTCGGGTGTGAACTGAGATCAGTATAAGGGGTCAGGTGGGGTGCTTAGCGGCAGTCCTGTGACACTTCACACATTGCCACTGCCAGGCGGTCGGCGTTTGCTTTGGTGATCTGAGCACCTGCTGATAGGACGTTGCCACCGATCCACAAAGCGATGGCACAGAAACCAAGAGGGAGGATGGAGCGCATCAGTGAGTCAGAAGGTTTGGAGTGCTGCTACTTTATCATAGAGTTGGGCAAGGTCAACGCCCAGGTGCTCGCTTACCTCATCCCAGTCGTCGTGGAATTCAATCAGTTCCAGCAGAGCACGGATCTCATCCTGAGTGAAAGAGGTGAAGGTCTCAGAAGTCATAGTCAGCAGCGAGGTAGTCGTTCATGTTGAAGGATTCGTCATCCTTCAGTTCGGGAATGTCAAGGTCAAAGATCTCACCAGGCATATCCTGGATCTCTTGCCACAGTTCGTCAAACATTGGGGTTCCTCTCAACAGAATCAGTATAGGGCACGGAGAGGCACCCACAAGCGCCTCTGTGCCACCTCAGCAATTGTCACCAGGTCTTTGCCAGGGTGAAGTTGTAATAACTAAAAACTTCACGATTAACCAGTTTGAACATACCAAACTCATTGGTCATTACGTAACCTTCACCAACGATACGCTCACCGTTGATGTATGCTTCGGGTCCATCATTGCGCAGCAGGAATAGGCAATCCTCCTTAATGCTCTTGACCAGTTTCCACAAGCGAATCAGGTTAGGATCACAATCAAAGGCATCATCCTCAACGGGGCGTTGCTCACGGATGCAAGCGTTAAGTTGCTTTTTCAGTTCTGCTAGTTGCTTACCATTAACGAACTCACAAGTGGTTGACATTTGGCGGGCGAACTTGCACACCTCCTCAACATCAGCGAATGAGGTTTGATTGTGAGCAATGTAAGCATCAGGTTTGATGAACAGACAGGCATCAGTGCTGTCCAGGTTCACCATCAGGGGCAGTGCCCAACTATCGCGCAGATCATCGTTTGCCTCATATACTGTGTGAGGGGCAATGATAATCTCCTCAGTGATTACCTCTGGGAACTTATAGGTGATGGTGTTTGGTTTGTATTCATCCGATCCACCGAATCCGATGAAGTCACCTTGGATAATACGCTCAGTGTGAGGCAACCAATCAAGACACTTGTGCAGAATTTCTGCGACATTGCCACTGTGGTTTTGATTGATCTCATCGTGTGTGTGGTTGATCTTAATCTTTACTTTGTTGAAGACACTTTTAGTGCCAACGAAGAACTTACCATTGGCGGGGTTTGTTCCCCAAACAATAGCGGGAGCGCCATCAATCTTGACGCTGAGAGCGCCAGGATTAACGAACCAGTCCAGAACATCAAGGTCGCCCGTGAGGATGGCATCTTCGGGGTGTTCAAGGTGTTTGTTTTGCATGTGCTTAGTATGGCAGGTCCTGGGGGGTTTCGCAAGGGGGGTGTGTGCCACTAGGTCGACTGGCACGCAGGCGGCCGCCGAGTTTGTATAAAAAAAGGGGGCACGAATGCCCCCCCAGTTGTTATCAGCAATCGCTGAAGATTGCAACCTCACGATAACCCTTCCTACAAGCGGTGAAGTCATAACGAAGGTTGTTATCGTAGGTTGCTTCCCAGTCAACCACAACGTGGGAGGGAACATCACCATACACATCGGCGGTGAACTGCTCAGCGAAATCTGCAGTGGATTCATACCAACCACGGAAACGCTCGTCGCATCCCTCAATGTCAGAAACGCAACCCATTTCACCGATCAGGGCATCAACGGCATCGTAACCGATTGCCTCACCACAACGAACATACTCCTCATAGTATGCAACGAAGTCGTTCTCATTGTAGGTGTCGATGAACTCCAGAATGTCATCCAGAGCATAGTTCTCCTCAAGCAACTCATCGATCTTCTCAACAGCATCGGTGCTGAGGGTCTCTTTGTAGTTGGCGGTGAGAGTGATGGACATTGGTTGGTGTCTCAGGAACGAATGTAATGTATCAGGGTCTGGGGGGCATTGCAACCCCCCTTGTACCAGTTCTCAGGGTGTCACATCCTCCACCAGTTCAGGATAGTATTCTTTACATTCAGTGAGCAATTCTTCATCAGAATACTTAGCATAACCCTCATCCAGATAATCATAACAGAGTTGGGTCATTGTCTTAAGGTCCATGTCATCCAACATCTGCTGAATGAGTTGGTCTTGAAGTTCAGAACGGTTCATCAGTGAGTGTTAAGAACGTGAACGAAATCCAGAGAACAGACACACCAACCGGCATAATCTGTCACCTCTTCAACTAGAGCATCGGCAACAACTTCATCATCATCGTCATCATCAACCTCCACCTCAAAGACATTACCAACCACAGAATCTACAACTTCTTGTTGTTGCTCTGCGGTGAAGTCTAAATCATCAAAATCAAATGAAACTTCGGTGACCTGAAGGGTGAGTGTTCTCATCAGAAATCTCAGGAACGAATGTAATCTATCACCCCTGAGGGCGCTTGGGGGATTTGGTGGGCAGTGGCGCAACTGGCACAGCGGCAGCCGCTTCGCTCTCGGCAAAGTATACCTTACTGCGCTCAATTAATGTGTCAATGAATGCCAGCACGGTTTGAATCACTTTACGGGTTTTTTGTGTGCCATTGTTTTCATTCCAGGCACGAACAGCAAACTGACACACACCGATCACAATTGCGGCAATGGTTGCTAGATTGTACATCAGGGTTTGAATGAACTTGTGGGCAAAGAGTTTCATAACATTTGGGGTGGGAGGTTTGTGTAGAGAATTCCTCAACCACGAATCAAACATAACACCGCCGCGGCCAACCCGCAACCCCCTGTGTGCCACTTCTCATTCTGGCATAAGAACAATGAATTCCTGAAGATAGTAGTCTAAGGGTAATTCAAGCTCCGCTGCTGTTTGTTCCCATTGATCCCATTCTTCAGGAGTGGCATCATCTAGAAAGTCCTGGAAAGTATAATAATCAATGTTCATGAGAACTTTGTGAGTGATGTGTATAACATAACAGGCATCTAGAAATATTTCAAGGGGTCTTGTGCCACTATAAGATCTGGCACAAGATACTAAAATACCCTGGGTCTTGTGTTAGACTCCAGGGTATTGATGCGTTATGCTATAAGTTCCTACCAGACTCGATCATTGCTCAGGTCTTCAATATACGCCCTCGCAGATTCATCACCACCGAGATCAAACAGTTTCTCCCAATTGATATCGCGGGGGTTGAAATCATTGAGTACTTCTAGTTCTAGTGTGATCCTGTAACGTGTCTTTTGTGCTTGAGCGTAAACCATAAGAATCTCGTAGGTAACTGTGTGTATTGTAGGCGAATCTAGATGGGGTGTCAAGTGCGTGATGTGAATCTAGATGCGTATCTAGATGAACCTATATATGCGAATCTAGTTGTATTATTGATTCTTATGTGTGTGTATCTAGATGATGTATGATGATTATCTAGTTGTATGATGATGTGCGAATCTAGTTGTATGATGATATAATACTATTGTTATATGATAATATGATAATCTAGTTGTGTATCTAGATGTATGATGTGAATCTAGTTGCGCAATCTAGTTGAGATCTAGTTGCGCCCCATAAGACTCAGAGGCACATCTAGATCCAAAATGAGTTGGCGACTCTTAGTTATTATAAGATGCTCCTAGTTTTATGTCAAGTGCTCGGGGGTCTCGGAGTTTTGTGGGGGTGCTTGACATTCTCCGAGTTTTGTGTTAGAACGTTCGCTAAGACCACAAGGACCCAGCACATTCTCAGCACATTTACAAGCACTTAAAAGCATTTACAAGCATTTAAAGAACATAAAACTCCACACATTCAACAATATAACACTACCATTATACTCTCATATAAACAACACAAATACATTTATTAATACATTTAATAATGTTTTTAAATGTTTTTTATCGTTTTTTATCCAAATAATGAGGTTTTTCACTATCAAACACATACCACTTCGCAATACCCAGACACATCAACAAAGTGGTATGTTCTCTGTGTTCTCTATCACTTCCCCTATACATATATCTTCTCTGATATGCACAACACCAGACATTATAAAAGATCTTATCCTTCTCAGTCATTGTTTCATCTTATCTGCAGACTCTTGGATAAGATCAGCAAGTTCCATAATTTCGTGTTTCATTTCTGGTGTAGAAGTCTTTGATACCTCATCATAAAACAATGTGATTGCGGTTAATAATAAAACGTGTTGTCTAAATGTAAGGTTCATTATACTACTCCATCAGCACTATCTTTGAACTCTTCTACTCGGTTAAGATAATCTTTACCTTGCTGATACAATGCTTCAATCAGTGCTTTGATGTCAGCAGTTTGAATCACATCAAACTCGTGATTGAGATTCTCACACCTCAGGGCATCTAACATACACTCCAAAGTCATTGCTTGTTGAAACTCTGGCGTGATATGTGTTCCCCAAGTGAGACCAGAGACTTCTGCATTGTAGAAGCGATTATATCGTTCAAGCACACGATTACCCCTTTCCCTGCGTTCTGCCTCTTCCAACATTTCTTCGTGAGTCATCATTTCTCTCAACCTCTGTTTACCATATTCAGTGAGTTCAAACTTTTTATTTCTCAAGTCATTCACTTCTTCTTGAGTGAGATTGACCCAAGGCATATCATCGTTCATCGCAGTTTCTCCCGCATAAGTTTCAGACACTCGTTCCATTTATAAGAGTTAGTATCGTGTTCTTTGGGCAACCATTCTTTCTCAATTCTATCTACAAGGTCATCAACACAAGTTGGTACATCCCAATCAATATTATCTGTGTGTGTATCAAGCATCCATTGAGCAATCACACCATAAAGAGTTTCTGGTTTCTTTGGTTCTTCCACTCTCTTATACTTCACACCCATAATGGTTGCGTATTCTCCTTCTATGAGAACTTTTGAGATGTCAGTTTCAGTCATTTTATCTTTGTTGAGAGGGCCATAAACTTGTTCCATTAGATTTTGGAAATCCTTTTCAATACCAAACATTATTTCTCCACCCAATATGCTCTCACATTTTTATAAGGTTCATCATACTTTCCCTTCTTTACATCATTAAACCAAAGTCCTTCAAGCAAACGACAAGTTTCACCATCAGTAATAGCAACCATCAGCAAACCATCATCAGAATACTTTTTTTTATACCAATAAAATTCATCAGGAAATTCAAGACGATAATAAACCATCTCATTATAAGAGACAACCTCAAACTTACCACCAAAACTAAACTCCATTCTTGGTTGAGATTTATGTGTCTCAATTTCTTTGAGGAGTTCAAGTTTCTTTTGAAGCACTTTTATTTCTGCTTCTGTCTTTTCAATTTCAGTCATCGGTCCTCATTGTAAAATACAAATCCAGTATTGGTATTGTGGCAGTAATAGTAATACTCTTGAAACACTCCGTTCTCAAAAGATTCTACAGTTTCATCAAGTTCATCACTACCAGTTGAATAATAACATTCTAACACAAAGTCAGAATATTCGCCAACAAAACCACAGAAACGGTCAGGAAACTTTGTTAGGTCTTTATCTGGGAAGAGTTCATAGTATGTGTCTAATACTTCCTGCCCGTATTCTTCTAGGATGTCTTCAAGGTTCATTCTTCACCATCAAGTTCATTAAGATACTCAAAGTTCCAGGTGTGCTCACAGATACCAATATCAAATCCAAACTTATATACCCAGAACATAATACTCAGAAGAGTTCCACTACCTGATTTGATTTGGATATAAGGCCAACCAGCATAATCATTCCAACTCACTGATGCTTGAAGAAGTGCCCAGTATCGGTTATGAAGGACCTGAACATACCACTCGTGTCCATACTCCTTACGATGCTTAAATGATATCAATCTCATTGCTTCAGTTCCTCGGCAAGTTGCAGCAGATCATTCTTATCTAACACAACCAGATCATTCTGTGCTGTATAAGATCTTACATATTCAGCAGTGAGTGATAGAATAGCAGCAACCAATCTTTCTTCAGTATCAGCACCTTGATTGTATCTCTGATCCCGTATCAAACTCATAAACTCATTTGCTCTATCAGACATTTACACTTTCCTCATAATCAGTCATCAATTTACCATCCAAATGATCAATTTCGTGTTGAATAACCCTTGCGGTGAGCCCAGAGTATGAGTTGTGATGTGGTATGCCCTTCCGATCCCGAAATTTCACTGAAATCGATTCTGGTCGCTTAAGGTCGATATATGTCTCTGGAATTGACAAACAACCCTCATTCATCCTCACTTGATTGTCAGATTGTGTGATGATTTCAGGGTTAATCATTACCAAAGGTGCTCCATCTACATCAATAACAATGATTCTTTTTGATACGCCAACCTGCGGTGCTGCGAGACCAATTCCGTTGTTTGCATACATCGCATCAATCATCGATGCACAGAAGTTTCTAACTGAGTCATCAATCTTAGCAACTCTCTTTGATTTGAGATTGAGAACTTTATCTCCAATCGTAACTATCTGCATTTCTACCTCCCTCTTGAATGTAGATTTTAATGGGTTCATCATTCCAATGTCGAATTACACCAGCAACAATAAAACAATTAGTGATTAGATAGGTGGCAAAGATAATACTGCGAATAATGGAGATAAGATCTGCTTCTTTGTCATCTTTCCCGTGCTTCTCACCAAGTGAATAACTCCATAATCTCCAAATGTTATGATGCTTCTTCTTCATTATTGGTTTCAGAGTCAACAGAATATCTATACATAAACCCCTCATTTGTAGAGTAGTATATGTTTTTTACACCACCTTGTTCTAATGCTAGAGCACATATTGGACAAGGTTTTGCCATTCTTAATTTGTCTTGAGTATTGACTCTTGCAACAACAATTGTATCAGCATCTTCTCGTGCTTTGATCAGTGCATGGATTTCAGAGTGTAGATAAATCTTCTCACAAAGACCAACCTTCTTTGCAAGTTCTGCTTGCCAAGGATGAGACTTTTGT